CGCAGAGAAGCTTATAGCATGATAGTAAGTGGAGCTAAGCCAGAAGCTCTTATGGGAAAATACACAGCTGATATTATTGCAGACGCTAAGAAAGACGCCAATGCTTTTTTCAAAGACGAAGTAGAAATGAGTAAGTTAGTTAAGTCTGAAGATCCTCTGACGCGTAGTGACCTTGAAGCATTCACTCCTGAGCAACAGGAACAGATCTTGACTAATCAGAAGGTAATGAGTAAAGACGCTATTAATACTCTTATCAGTTCTTTCGCAAGATCTAACGCTGAGACGAACACTAAGGTACGTCAGAAGGAAGACGCAGCTGTTAATGAGGCAGACGTACAGACACGCGCCTTAAAACTGCTGAACTCTGAGAGTGGCTCTGAAGGCTACTTTAGCGGTGGTGGACAAGACGTTATGGAGTACTACCAAGATCTCTCAGGGGATAGCGCTGAAGATACTACAAAGTTGAAAGCGAAGTTTGCCAAAGAAGCTGCTGATCTTATGGCGATTGCTATCAACGAAGGTACCGCTGGAGGCATGCAAGGTGATGACCTTACTAAGTACGCCAATACTTACGTGTTGTCTGAGTTGACTGCGCGTTACAACCTTGAGGGTGAGACAGCAGACGTTGGTCTTTACGAAGCAGCGAACAGCCGTAGAACTACAGGTAGCTCTGCTATGGATGTACTAAGGGACGCAGTAAGAGCAGCGAGACAGTCTCAATGAATGATATTCAGGCGCTCCTGAAAGAAGCAGAAGAGCTTGGCATTGACGAGGAGCTACTTAAGCCGGTAGCCAAAGAACTCCGTGCTGAACTGTGGGCGCGTGATAAGCCTCAGTTACCTCCAGAAGAACGCGGGGAGAACTATACTAATGAGGTACTTGCTCTTGTAAAAGAGGCAGAAGAGCTTGGCATAGACCCTGCCATTATCGACAGTGGTGCTCAGGAGGCACTGAAGGGCCGTAGAGCGCAGTTAGAGGGTAGGCTGACCGGGGACATAGCTAATGCAAAGAGCGCTGAGAGGGCGTTAGAGGGGTCTCAGGATGGCATTGGAGAGAACCTCCTCGAAGGCGCAGGTCAGATGGCTGCTGGTGCTAATGAGATTATCTTTGACACAGTAGACTTTGTTACGTCTCCTTTGCGGTATGGCTACGCCCTTGCCACAGGTGGAAAGACCTACTCAGTGATGGATGTCTTCAGTGAAGAGTATGACCCACGCAACGCTAACTTCGTAGAAGAGCCTCTCCTTAATAATGCTTTGACTACTATCGGGCAGCTTGTCGGTGTTGGTGGTTCCTTTGCCAGCATCGCTCGAGACCCTGCTAAGGCCGGCTCAGTCTTTCAAGACATCATGGGACTGGGCTACAGTGAAATGAGTATTGCCCCAAAGCTTGATGCAGTGACTCAACGGGCTGTTGATATTCGTACAGGTGTCACTGAAGGCTTTGACATTACCACAGAGGAAGGTGTCCTTAGCTTGATGGACGACATTTCCAAACGAATCGAGATAGGAGCCAACAAAGAAAACTTTGATGCCTATGAAGAAGCTGTTGAGGCAGGAACGAAGTGGGATAAGAAACTGGTTAAGATACAGGACGAGTGGGTTGCTGCACTGGACGCCTTACAAGACGCCACCACTAATGGGAAGGGTCTTACCCAAATACAGAAGAAGGTAGCAGGCGTTGTTGACAAGATGGCCGAGCATAAAGCTACTGATCCGCGCCTTGTTGGGCCCTTTCTGAGCAAAGGAGGACAACAGCGATACAACGGTAAGCGTGTTGCTATTACGCTGGAGCTAGAAGACGCAGGTGTCCCTCGCGGATATACTGATGAACTACTTAGAAAGACTCGGCTGTTCGAACCGAAAGGCTTTCAAGAACTTATTGACTATGACGTTGCATCAAAGGTACGTCTATATGATGGTGATGGTTCAATGTTCAATCGTCTGGAAAGTTGGTTCCGTCCCGGCGCTGCTGTAATGCGCAACAAGGTAGGTGCCATACCAGCGTACAAGTACGAGAGAGCGTTTGAGTCTGCTGCGCGTATGCAGGAAATACTGACGATCAAGTACGGTCGAGACGACAAGGCTCTAAGGCAGCTTGCTGACTGGGCTGAGCAGCCTGCTAACAAGCGTATGTTTCTTGATCTACGTACTAACCCTTCCTTGATGACGTCTCTTAGCAACAGCGCTAATAAGAATCTTGATGGCGCAGCAAAGGATATGTTTAAGGAACTTCTTAAAGACTCCCGTGTGCATCAGAGAGAAATGAAGGATGTCTTTAAGGGTGATGTGACGATAGACGAGATCTTCTGGGCGTCTACTAAGAAGTCCAAGGTAGCTGGTGATGTTGACGAGCAGTACATTCCCGGTTCAGCAACAGCACGTACTTCGCTTGAGCAGGTCAAGACAAGAGATTCTGTGCAGGGTACTCTCGCGCGTAGCCGTAAGAGTGCAATGGCAATGAGTGACGAAGAACTTGCAGAGTATGGAAGTCCCATCCTCGAGCAGATCAAACGTCTTAATCAAGAGCAGCCTTATAAGTTTCTTGCAAAGAACTTTGACATGCGTAAGAGCCTAGGTCTTGGTGATGACTCAACGCAATTCTTTCAGTACTTCGAAGACACCATAGGTCGCCAGAGTGGTAACGCCAAGACGGCAAAGACAGCACGGCGCATTGTCGAAGGTACTTATATTGGTACAACCAAGAGGCCTCCTGTTCTTATTGAAGCGTTTATGAAGCAGATGTACGCAGGTACGTTAGGACAGTTCGATAGCGCGCTGCTAAACTTGCACGATGTCTTTATCTCTATGATGAGGACTGGTGTTAAGCCAACGCTGAAGGCTATGCTGGACCGCGAGGGTATGGACATACGTGACCTTGGAATAGGAGGTGACGTTAGGAGTCTTGGTGAGTTTCAACAGGCGTTTGAGAACACACTAGATGATGGACGTCTACTGAGAGGTATTGAAAAGTACAGTAGAGCCGCGTTTACTATTAGTGGTTTCCGCATGATGGATCGCGCAGGGAAAGGTATTGTCATGAGAGCCGCGCTTAACAAAGCCAGAGCAGCCGCCAAAGGTGGTAGACTCCAGCGTGAGTTTGGCTACATGATGGACCCGCGTGAACTTAACAAGATAGAGAAAGCACTGGCATCTGGTAAGCCAATAGAGGAAATGAATAATGGCACTAGGCAGCTCGTTGAAGAATTAATGTTCGCGCGTCTTGGTGAGCAACAGCTGATCTCTGCTGCTGGGCGTCCACTGGCTTACATGGAACATCCTAATCTTCGCTGGATGTACACGCTTAGTGGCTTTGCTATTAAGCAGATGGAAATGATGAAGGTGGGAGCCTATGATGAACTTCGGCGTGGTAACTATGCCAACGCTGGGAGATTCATGGCAGGCTATATGATCTTCTCTGCTGGTGGTTTTGCACTTATCAACAACATCAGAGGGCTTGGTCAATGGTATCTTGGTGATGAAAAGAAAGCACCGACTGCCGAGAGATTCATGCAGAATATACTCGAGCAGCCGGTGGCAGCAGTGACGATGAATCGCCTTGGTCATCCATACTCAAATCAACAGTTTGCCAATGACCCTGTTGGCTACCTGGGCGAGAGTCTCATACCTCCCGGTGGTTTCATAGGTAACGCTGGGAGAGACATTTCCCGTGCCATGCGCGGTAAAGACGCTGAGTATTATATTCTCAACTCAGTACCATATGGCGACGAAATGAGAGCATGGATAACTAACTAAAGCTCACAACTGTTTCCTGTACAGGCAAGGGTCTGTGACGAGGTGGTAGCATCAAAGCTCTCTTCGATGTCCCAGTCGAAAGACTTAGGAAAGTCCTTTATAAGCTCATCATACTTCTCCTTTGTGATAGGCTGGTATGGCGCTTGAGGGTACACGCCACCGTCATGGGGCATAAACGCACAACCACTAATGTCCTTCAGGTTGTTAAAGACCCACTGTCCCAGCTCTAGGAAGTCTTCGTCTTTGTAGAAGATGGTGATTGAGGGTTTGTGTTCACACCAGTGCTTCTGGTAGAGACTCCAGAGTCTTGCCTGTCGCATTGCTCGCTCTTTGTCGTTAGTGATTGCTCCTTCTGGACTCTTCTGCGGGAAGCTAAAGACCAACCCTTCTGGCTTATTGTTCTCCGGTTCATATGGGACTCCTGCGTCAATCAATACTGTACAGAGCGGATCTTTTACGTCTGCCCTAACGGTCCTTATATAGTAGTCTGAGTAGCGTGGATGAATACCACTAGCGCTATTGACTAGCTGAGACACAGTACCAGAAGGTTTGATACACGTTGTCGCCATAGACTGCGGAATACCCAGAGCCTCTGCCCATTCTTTGTTAGTATCAACAGCTACCTGTCGCAGCTCATCAAGCCACTTGGTAAGTAGTGCTTCCTTCTCTGGGCCTTCTGAGCCACTCAAGAGGGGGTGATCCATAATCCCTGTCAGTGACACACCTAGCAGTCGTTCTTCCTCTGTGTTATCTTTCCACACTTTTCGCAGGTATCTAAAGTCTGTGAGAGTGGACTGAAGAGTTCCAAAGATACTTGCAATCCGTACTTTTTCCCGAAGGTCGTTGAGTGTATCGCCACTCCTGACAACAACTTCTGAAAGGTTACAGAATTGGTTAGGTCTGAGGATAATTTCCGAGCATGGATTTGTTCCAAAATCGTAATCTGGATCTCTGCGCTGGCTTCTTCGAGCGATCTTTTGAGAAGCTGTTCGAGAGAAGATTCCTCGTTCTCCGCTATAAGATTCATATAAGCTTTTCCACTCCTCATTAAACTGCGGGAAGGTTTCACTGCCACTGTAGACAGCAGAGATATTAGCAAGGCGTCTATGCGGGTGTGTCTCATACCAGTTACCCTGCTTAGCGCGTCTCATTGAATCATCATCAAGATCAGACAACACAATCAGGGCAGATCTTCGCACTCCCCCTACCACTACGATGTCTGCGACTTTACATGCCAGATCGTGGCACTCGATAGTCTGCAAGCGTCTCCCGGCAGACTTCTTAAACAACTCCACAGCAAAGCGGAACAGTTCCAAGAGAGGTTCTGGACCACTGGCGCGTCCCCCGAAAGTCTTAAGAGGTGCGCCGGCTGGACGTACTCGACTGACGTCCCACTGAGGTACTTTGCCGGCATAGAGCAGAGACACCAGTTCTCTGAATGCACTTGCCCATCCTATCTTTGAATCTGACACAGTGATAGTTGTTGGCGTATCGTGAAACTCCTCTGACACAATAGGCAGCTTGTTTACATACTGCTTTTCCACGCTGTAGCCCACCCCCGTACCGCAGAGAAGCACATACATAAGCTCATCAAAGGCGCGTGGAGTATCAATAGGAAGGTAAGCACAGTTAAATCCTGCAACGTTGTCACGATCAAGAGCCTCCCCGGCTGTCATTAGCGCCCTCATTGAAGGCATTACTTTCAGATTAACAATAGCTTTCTTAAGCGACTCTGCAAGATCTGGTATTAAATAGCGTTCCCTGAAGAAGTCTACGTAGCGCTCTGCTGTTTCCTCCCACGTTTCTCTGCGGTGTTCCTCCGGTAAGTAGCGAGCATAGCGACTCTTTGCAATGTACTGTTGGTAACCATCCATTAAGCTTTGTCTCCTAGGTCAATTATAATCTTGTTATTAATAACTATTACTACTCTCTCAAGCTCTCTCATTTTCTACTCCTATTGAAATACACACATCTTTCCACGCAGCAAAGTATGCAGCCTTGGCGGCACGTCTGTTAGATCCACGAAGCGCGTGTACTTCTTTGGGATATACAAGAGGTGGATACTTATGTCCCTTCTGTTTCGTCAGTAAGCTCAAGAGCTAAGCACCTCCCTTTGTGCTGTCATAACTAGAAGTAACGTATCTGCTGCACAGTTAGTGTTGTTGAAGAAGCGAAACTCTCCGCTCTCTCGGCTACAAAGCAATACAACAACGTCATCATATTCGCTATCTTTCTCTTCGTTGAGTGTCTTGGAGATAGCAGCTAATGCTTCTTTGCCACTCCCGCGATTACCTTTGAAAGCTCCTTCGATTACCTCCATATGTGATGCTCCGCTCCGTCCATGTCAAAGTCAAGCGACTCCTGTGGAAGCTCATCTTCGATAATGAAGTCGATGTACTGCTTAGCCTTACGCAAGTCATCGACACCTCCCTTCTCTCGCCAGCGAGTTATGTACTTTATAATACACCCCTCGCAGAAGTCCATCTTGTTCGCCATGATAAAGTCTATTGGCTGTATTGCTTTGTTCTTGTAATGATCTCCACCCATTTGAATCTCCTTTGCGCTCATTTTAAATCCCTTAACGTAACTTGGACAATATCTAGATCGAC